CACGTCTCGCCACCCCGCGGTCTCTTCGGCCATCGCGCGAAAATCGCTGATAGCCGTCGAAGACACGTCGCTGGTTAGCTCGCGCAGGGTTTCCATGACATTGGTAGTCTGGCGAGCCGACTTAATCATACCGTCGACGGAGAATGACCCGTTAGCGCAAACGAAGACAGCCTCTCCAACTCCGAATGCAGGCGCGATACTAGAGTTATAGGATGAACGAAGCGCGAGCGCGAGACCCGAGTGCTCGGATTCCGGTAGACGCCAGGTCATCATCCCGTATAGCTCCTGGCCTTGATTGGACAACGCGTAGTCCTCGGCGACTGGCTCGCAATCGAGCGCAGCACTGAAGGAATCGCGCAGGCCATCCAAGAGGGTAGCGAACGGGACAGGCTGATAGGTTAGCTGGTCCTTATCATTGAACCGCGCGTCCGGGACCGCTACCTCGCAAACCTGAGAATAGGTCGAGTGATAGCTGTCTTTAGCGCCGATTAGACAGACTTGGTCTTGATGCCGATTCGACCTCGGCGCTGGTCGCGCGCGAGGTAGAGACGGGTCAAGACGGACTGTCGAGAGAGCACGGACGGGGCTAACGGGTACAAGTGCATGGGTATGCATGATGATATCTCCTGAGATATTTTGATTTAGATTGATGCCCCGTACAGGCTTTCCCTTAGTCCCGGTTAGGCTTTCGATTATCCTCTCTACTTGCCGCGGGCGGTACGGCTCCCCGTGCGGGGAGGGTCGCGAGTGCGATGTGATTATCAATCCTCTTTTCTAAATCGTAAGATAATCCTTACAATATGAATGTGTGCACCATGGAAAGAATGACAAGGGGTCAATGTAAATAAATCCGAGATTCCTGATATGCCCCGTCTAACCTGGATTATCGTCGTGCCGATTCTATTCGGACCTTGGATGTAGGGGAAGCGCTTGCGCGAGCCGGAGTCTAAGGTATCGCCGTAGGCGAAACATTGACACGTCAACCCGCCGGTGCTGCCGGCCATCCGCTCCCCGGTAGCTGGCCGGGTCTGTCCGGAATCAATCCGCTCCCCCCACCGGGGGGAGGCGTTACTCATGGGGTAGCTGCCTGAGTGAAACCCCCCAGGTATCGCCAATCCTGAACCTCCCCACCAAACCAATCAAGCCGGAACCCTGACCCCCTACCCACCCCCAACAACACCTCTATGGTACCTAGCCGAAGGGCCTCTCATTCTGCGTGAGTAATTTTGAAAACCCTTGACAACATGTCAACAGTGGTTATATGTTATGCTGGCTTACGACATACGACAAAAGGGTAGCTTAAATGGGAAACGTGATGGAGCTTGTAGACGTACCGCGGCAGAAGGTGACGCTGAGTCTTGAGACTGACGTGATGCGTCAGATCGACGAGCTGGTAAAAGAGGTCGCGTCATGGCCGGCGACTCAGGAGTTCGGTGTCAAGGTGACCCGTGAGGTGGCTGCGCGAGTGGCTCTCTTGCGCGGGCTACAGTCACTCAAGGTCTCGGCTACGCCTGCCCCGACGAAGTCGGCTGCTGCGAAAGACTCGACACCCGAAACGGTTGAGCCTGCTGCGCCGGTCGATCCAGACATTGATCGGAATCAGGACGGGACTATTCAGCGACCCGATGGTTGGCAGGAGTGGTTATCCCGCGACGGACTGCCCAGCGGACAAGACCTACTGCACACATACTACACAGCCCATGGGTGGAAGCGTATGTGGGGTAAGGTCGGCCAAGACGTAATTACGTTCTACTGGGCAGATGATGAGTCTGCTCAGAGCCTGGAACCCTTCGTCGGAGGAGAGGAGGAACTGATGGTTCAGTCGACTCCGTGGGGTCCGGGTCACATCATCCCAAAGGGCTGGACGCCCAAGGAGGAATAGCATGAAGTCGGTGTTTAAGATCAAGCTTGGCGATGAGCGTCTCTTCAACAAGCACATCGCGGGTTCGGGTGTCACTATCCAGACAGATCGACGGTCGGCTCAAGACGGGATTCTATATCAAGTCGAGGGGGACCCAGGCTCTGTAAGCAGGTTTATGCAGACCATTGACTGGCTGAACCCGATTATGCTGGTCGAAGAGCGGGAGGCCGATGAGGCCCCTGAAGCTCTAAGCCTGGATGCACTACCTGAAGCTCTTGAAGTGCTTGATCAGTCCGTCACGAAGCTCCGTAAGGCGCTCGCAACGGGTGATTACGATCTCTATCTTGAGGCACTACTTGAAGCTGAGCGGGCAGGCAAGACCCGCAAGACGGCAGTTGATGCGATTCAGGACCGCATCGACGCCTGACGCTCATTCAACCAGCCTTCCGCTTCCGAGACTTAGACTGCTCCGAGTTCAGGGCGAGCCACAGATTAACCACGTCTTCCGCCTCACGATTAGTGATCGGAGTCAGTGCCTGTGGGCCGCCTTCGAACCGAAGCAGGAGCTGATTACCCGGCATAATCGACACGCCGACCACTTTGTTTAGGTCGATGTAGTGGGTCTCTTCGCCCATGCGGTCTATCACTACGATGTGATCACCTAAGTCGTGGCCATCTATGATTGTAAGGTGTTTCATCACATCTCCTGTGCTTGTCGGCGCAGAGCGTCCATCATGTCTGCGAAGCTGCTGGGGTTACCTTGAGCGGTTGTCGAGGCTTGGCTGGTTCCCAGGTTCATCAGGTTGATGCTCTCGGGTACGGGCTCCGGCTCTGGTTCGGGGGATCCCGTCGGCTCAGGTGCTGGGTAGATTGTTCGGACCATCGTAAGAGCCTGCTCTCGGGTAATATCCGACATCGCGGCCAGCTGACAGAACTTTTCGAACGACGCATTCCGCCGGGTCTGCTCTTCGGCATCCTCGACCTGCTCGTACATTTCGGGGGCTTGACTCTTCAGCCAATTATCCCAGTCTTCAACCTCGGCATCAATAGCCGCACTTTCCGCAGCTTCGACCTTAGCTTGAATCTCGCTAGCCAACTTCTGGGCTTCGTCTCTTTCACTGATGATCTTCTGTAGATCTTCCTGCGTGACCTCGGAGCGCTTGGAGAGGATCTCCTCGTGCTCCTTAGTCATCTGAGCGACAGCCTCTTCATGGGCTTTCTTGAGAGACGTAATCTCCGCGTCTTTAGACTCCAAGGGATTTTCGTCCCCGTAAAGCCAACGCTGAACTCGCAGCTCGGAAGCCTTGAGTTCTTCTTCGCGTGTCTGTAACTGCTTACGCTGAGAGGCCGCGGCTTCGAACGCCTTGGTGTAGCCCCTCTGCCAGTTCTTGTACTTCGTCTCAAGACCGCCGAGTAGTTGATTACGAGTCGCTTCGTCGACCCCGTTGAACCACTCAGCGCTTCTCAGACTCTCAAGCTCGCCGTTCCAATCAGATGGTCCGGTGTCTACGGTAGTCTCAGAAGAAGCTTCGGCAGTTTCAACAGGTTCGGACGAAGTCGATGTCTCTACGGCTTCAGTTCCGCTGTCCTGTACCTCTGCGGTACCTTCTTCAGATGTCATGTGTAATGACTCCTATGTTAAGTTAATCACATTCCTGGGGGCATTCCAGGGGTCATTGCGCCTGCAAGAGCGTCCATCGGAGGTACGCCTGCGGAGGCTCCCATCGGACCTGCGGCACCTGCGAGATCCTCACCTGCCTGTTCGCCCTTAGCTGCGAGCTTCTTCAGCTCCATAAGCAAGTTGGTATCTTTCTTCAACTCGGCGGTAAGCTCGTCGGGTGTCATCTGCGCCAAGTCTGAGCGTTCGCCTGCGGCGTTCCAGAGATCTTCGGCCTGCTGACTTGCGTCGGCGTCTGAGATGTCGGGGTTGTTTTCCTTGATCATGCCCACGATAGGGCTCAAGTCTGTGCCGCCCATCATATCGTCTGCGGGTGCGTCAGCCATAGCTGCGTCGTCTGCCGGCGCTTCTTCCGCTGGACCCGCCTCGGCAGGTGCTCCGTCCGCGGGAGCGGTTGGTGCCTCTTCTACCCCGTCAACGGGTGACGCGAGGATGTCATCAGCCATGCTCATGAGCGCCGCCATATTGGAGTCGGGTCCGATGTCGACTTCGTCCCCCTTCTGGGGTGCTTCTTTTGCCATTTGTTCGAAAGACTTCTTAGCCATCTTGATCTCCATTTTCGTCGAGCGACGGCCCGAACTCCGGTTGTGGGGTTGCTAACTCATAGGCCGCTCCTGACCCAAGTGCAAGCAAGGTCTTACGAGGCACGGAACGACGCTCTCCCGTCGCCCGGTCCTCATAAATGATCATATCAGTTCCGGCTTTCTCCCCGATCCGTCTCAGCGATCGAGGGTGAAGCTGTGAGCGCTGCTTCGCTTCTCCTACGGACGAGGGGTCCGAGAAAGCACTAGTAGCCGGCGATCTTGACATTCGGCCTCCCTTGCAGAGCAGCTTGAGTGGCGGAAGTACCCTTGGCCTTTACGGCGGCCTGTCCCGCAGCCTTGGCGTTCTTATTGAGGGCGGTAGCCCGCCTCTCTGCTTCACGGCGAATCGCCTTATTCGACTCTCGGGTCTCGGCCATGAGTTGTTCGTCGACGCCGTTCTTCTTCCGCTGGAGCCATGTACGGTGCCGTTTCTCATCTGCGCGAGTTTGCTTGTCGGCGCGGGAGTCGGCCTCGATCTGCATAGTGTGACCCGGGAAGCGTTCCTCTACTATAGATTTAGCTCGGTCAAACTTCTCCTTCGTGTCACAGTAGCCGAGAACACCCATATCCACGGGGGTAAACCCACCATAGCCTTCGCCCTTAACTCCAGGGAACTTTCGGTGAGACCAATCTACCACCCGTTTTTCATTACACGCGGGACAAGCCGGTGGCCCATCCGACCGTCTATAGAAGACATGGTCCTCGATTAGGCCGCACCCGGTGCAACGTAGTCCGTGAGCAATAAACGACATTAGTACCCTGAAGTCATCTTTCCAGAGCCGCCAGCTTTAGCCTTCGCCTCTTTCATCTTTTTATCGTATGCGCCCTTGGGCATCTTCTTTCCGCGCTTCTTTCCGTACGCCATGATCAGGTTCCTTTAGTTGGATTTTTTCTTGCCAGTGACTCTAATGGTTTCTTCTTCCGCGAGATATTGAGGTAGTCCTTTCGCCTTGGCGTCAAGCTTCTCGCCCTCTACAGCTTCCTTCCGCCTCTTCGCCATCATCTGCTCGTAGGTCAAACCAGCTTCACGTTCTTCTTCTGTCCGAGGGTCTTCAGTCATTATTGTTGTCTCCCTGCCCAGACTACGCAGACTCTCTGCGAGGCGCACTTAAAGTCGAGAGCTTGGCAGTATCCAAGATCCCCGCCCATGATAGCAGTTTCTGGGTCAGGCTCGTCACCTATCCCCATAGCGATGCAGTCACGGGTCTGATCTGTTGTATCAAAGAAGGTGCAGTTAGCGCAACGCATCGTCATTACATTTTCGATGCTGTCGTTGAACTTGTCGGCGTACTTCTGCCAGAACTCTTCGTTCCCGCCTTCCTCGTCGAGCGCGGGGTTGGCGGGGCCGTACATCTTGTCGTCGAGAGCCGCCTGACGATTCTCCAGATTGAGTTCTAAGTTCTGCGTAGCCTCGGGACACGCATCGGCTGTCTGGGCGTCTCGCCTCAGGGCTCCCATCATCTCGCCGTATTCAGCCATTATGCTTTACTCGTTCCGGCAGCTAAGCCGTGTTGTGCGTATTGCTTACCTTCCTTAGTCGCCTTTCTCTTCTTGCGGGTAGCGGCGGCAAGCTTCTTCTTGCCCTCCTTGCTGCCTGCAAGTCGCTTTATCTTAGCTTCGGGTAGGTATACCTCACCGGTCTCAGAGGACTTCTTGCCGCTCTTGGTACGCCACTTCTGTTTGCCCCAGTTTTTAAGGGACTTCTGAGACTTCGACAGAGCCATTACTTGTACCCCCCGCCTTTGGCCTTGTACTCCTTCGCAAGTAGTTGAGCCTTACGCGCGGACCATTTACCCGCGGCGGTACCATGAGTCTTACGTGCCTTAATGGATTCGAATAACTTCTTCCGCATACCCGGCTTCGTGTAGTTGCCGGCTTCGTTGACTTTGCTCTTCTTCTTAGCCATTACCATTTCACCTTATCAGCCCAGTATGCGGCGCTCATCTTGCCCTTGGCGATATTCTTGCCGTGCCGAGACTTGAAGCTCTTGCGTTTCTTCTTCATCTTCGCCGACTCGCCTGCCTTGGGCTTACCCGCGGTCTTAGCTCCCTGCTCACCAAAGCGGATCAACTTCTGCTTATCACCCTCTTTAGCCAGAACGACATGACTCTTCTTAGGGTGACTCGGCGTCCTCTTGGGTTTATTGACACCCGATAGCCCATGCTTCTTCAGGAGCGTCTTTCTCAGCGCTGCCCGTCGTTCATCAGACATCAGCCCTTCTTCCTTCTCTTGGACAGAGCAATAGCAATCGCTTGCTTGTGCGGCTTACCGTGAGACATGTACTTCTTAATGTCTTTAGAGACTTGATCTTTCTTCGCCATCACTCACTGCCCCCCTCATCTTGCTGCCAAGTGAGGTGACCCGTGACGTGAATCATTCCTCGGGGCGTTCTCAGAAAAGAGAATCGACTGCCTTCAGAGTCTTCGAAGATCTCGTAATCCATACCGTCTCTACTACCTGAATACACTTTCTTCCCCGCAGACAATCGATCGTAATCAATGCCTGAGGCTCTATAAATATCAGAGGTAGACACAATATGGCCTTGGTCCTGGCCTGAGTAGGGTCCGTGTTTCTTGGCGTAGTAGAGTGCGTCGTCAATATGGTGATTCTGTCTCCTCATATTTTGGAGAACATCAGAAGCTGATGGGGTGTCTCGTTCACCCGGGGCGGCTCCTGCTGGACCTTCATATATTTGGTCTAACGTCATCAGCTTGCATCCCTAATAGGTGCGCCTCCGCCTGCTGCGAGACTCTCTTCTGGTGCGGCTTCTGGGGGAGCACCACCTTCCATGA